GCCCGCGGCTACGCATCTCGGCTTCAACTTCCTCCATCGTGGGTGCTTGAGCCATTATTTAGCCCCCTTACCTTTGTTATATAAGTTGCGTAATTGCTGATCAGTTAATTCTGACGCGGGGCTGCGTGAAGATTGTTTGACGATCGGTATAGTCGGCTTGTAGCCTTTCAAACTATTGTTTTGGCGTGCATAGTCTTCTAAACGAGTAGTTTCTTCAATGATCGCATTATTCTTTGTCACCAAGAAGTCAAGCAACTGCCTACGCGCTTGCGCACTGTTTTCAAGCTGAGGTATCAGACGCTGGATGAAGTTACGATCTTCGTTAGAGAAGCCCGCGCCCAAACGGCCGCCAAGCGTTGCAAGAATGATGTCGCCCGCAACTTTTTGGTAATTTTCAGACCGCGATAATTTATCCGCGTCTGCGCCGCTGACTAACCCCAACGTACTAAGGAAGTTAGTCGCGCCTACACGGCCGGTAGCAAAACTACCGCTGATCAGACCTTGATTATCGAGTCGAGTAAGCTCTTTGAGTGAGTTGATAGCGGCGATAGAGTTATCGCGAGTAGCAAGTGCATCATCAACACGTTTAGCATCAAGCGCGCCTAATTTCTCTGCAAATGCCGTTTCAGCCTTCATAGATACGTTGGTGACTGTTTTTGACCTCGTATTATCTACGCCGCCAATATACGGCTGACGCATTTGTTTGCCGTCTGGGCCTTTAACATAGGTAAATAGCTCATCTTTATTTTTATCGATAAAGACAGGTGCATTAGTTCCAATAGCAACGCCTACTTCGCTGATGTTCGCGCTAGGTTCTTTTGTTTCTTTGGTGGTTAACCGTTGTAACTCTGTATCGATAAACGTGTTGTAATCCGCCGATCCTGGCTTTAGACCTTTTGCTGCCGCGCGGCGTTCAGCAATTTCGATATTATCTGGCGTCTGTTTTGACGCGCCACTTACAGGCAACGACGCCAACGTATCTCTGGCCAATTGAAGTTTTGCGTCGCGGTCTGGCGATGCGTCCATAGCTTCTAACATGCGTATATCGCGCTGTAGCGTCGCGCGCGCTTCCGCCACTTGCAATTCTTTCGGTATAGCGGCAGCGCGCTCTTGACGCGTGCGCTGGGCTACCAACGCAGCATCGGCTTGCGCTTTGCGACCGTAGTCGGCTAGCGTCAATGCACCTTGCTGATCGCCTGCATCGGCAAGTTGTCGAGCGGCGCTGAAGATCGACTCGGGGCTGCTTAAGTCGATACCTTGCAGGGCCGACTGACGCGCGGTTATCATGCGCAACTGTGGGTCTTCCGCGCCCAAGATACCCGCCAAGCCGCGACCGAACTGCTGACCGGCACGAATCGCACCGAACCGAATGTTTTGGTACGGATCGAGTTGCGCCAGCTCCGCCGCTTGGCGCTGCATCACCAAGTCTTGTTGCCGCTGGTACTGTTCCGGCGAGGTGAACAAACCTAAGATGTCAGTAGTAGCCATAGCCTTGGTTCCTTGCATTTAGGTTGGGCGTGAAGTAATTCTCCGCAAAACTTGCTGGGACGTTTTCACTTCTTAACTGCGTTTGATTGTAAGCTGGCGTGTTGCTGCCGCTAAATAAACCCCTTAACTCCCGACCTAATCCCGCCGTCAAGTCTTGGTTAGTGCCTATCCCTTGCAGGAATGAAGCGGTCGGATTGAGCATGCCCGCTTGCATCTGTAGTTCAGCCGCACGTTGACCGCCGCTTAACAGTGCTTGCGCGCCTGCTGGCGATGCTTGACGGCCACCCAATTGCGCACCGATATCCAATGGTTGTTGACCAAGCGCCTCGATGTCGCCTGCTGCGCCAAAATAACCTTGGAACGGCGCAAGTGAGCCAACCAAACCGCGCTGGTACTGACCAAGCAAATCGGAACCGGTACCAAACAACGTAGTGCCGAAAGCCAATTGACGTTGGCCTTCTGTTTGCGCTCTAGCCGCCAACTCGGCGTCTTCTTGCGCAAGCGCGTTGTAATACGCTTCCATCTCGGGATTCGTCGCGCCAAGTCCAGCACCACCGCCAGGACGCAAACCTGTTGCGCCGACCGACAGACCTGACCGACCGGTTTGGAACTGCTGGTTGCGTAACTCGGCCAACTGACGCTCACGTTGTGGTGCCAAGATGTCGAGTTGCGACGTCATATAACGCTGCGCAACTTGTTCGGGCGATTCGGACAGATAGCGCTCGCCTAACTGAAACAGCCGGCCGGAGGCATCCGTCAACGGCGCGTATAGCCCTGGCGCAGCAGCGGCAAGATTTAACCCCGTCTCACCACCCAACCCAAGCAGTTCGTCTTGAAATGCGCGCAACTGAGGGTCTAAAGTGTATCCAGCTCCAGATACTCGACCATCTCGCCCATAGGTAAATTGACTAGTGCCAAAACGTGTCGTGATGCCTACAGGACGAAAACGGGCTTCTTCAGCAGCGATACGCGCGGCCGCTACATTAGCGTCCGCAGCCGCGCGCGCCGCGCGTTCAGCCGAACGCGACTGCATCGAGCTGCCTAGTAGCCCCGCTCCACCCCCAATTAGTGCGGCAGTGATAGGCATGTCATTCCCCTTTAATTAACACGTTGTCCACTTTGGCTGGGTCTTTTTCGTCAGTCGCGTGGATGCAAAACCAAACACAATCTTCAATGGCTTTCACGCCGTGCGTGATGCCTGCCTTAATCTCTAAACACGCTGGCGCGTGGACAATCTGAATCTCATCGCCTACCAATACTGCTACCTTACCTTTAGCCAAGATCGACAAGTGACTAAAATCATGCGTGTGCTTCAATATGGCTTGCCCAGCCTCAACACGAATCTCTTTGGCATATAGCCCATCAGAAAAATGATGGATCAATTGCCGATCAGGTAGCGTATCAATAATCATGCAGTCCGCTTCCACATATAGACAACAATGTACGGCGGTAAGTTAGCGTTCGTTCCAGACGAACCTGTTGAGTTAATAGAAATACCTGTTGTTGTGGATATATTTTGCCCCGAAGTATTACTAGTAAATGTAGTCCCACCCATAAGTGGAGTATTATTAACTACACCTGCATTAGTATCCCCACCACCTCTAGTAAGGTGTGAGTGACCGGGGTCAGTAACAGTATGCGTATGACTTACAACAATTGCGTCTTTAGAGCCGCCAGTTTCTTCCACAGTATTAAAAGAAGTATCCCCAGCGTCTAAACCAACCATAAATCTACCGGCACCAAACGCTGTCCAAGTGCCAAACCCTAACAACGTGCTAGGGTTTGTACTGCTTGTTGCATTGGTATAGATAGAACCTACCGGGTATAGCGAACTTTTTATCGCGTCTACTACGTCTTGCACAAATGCTGTTGTAGCTAATTTAGTGCTGTCATCCGATGTAGACTGGGTAACCCCGGTCGTACCTGACGGCAAAGAAGGTGTGCCGGTGAATGTAGGCGACGCGAGGTCAGCTTTTGTAGCTATAGCTGTAGCAATATTGTTGAACTCCGTGTCAATTTCGGTGCCTTTAACAATTTTGGCAGCATTGCCTGACGACAAAGAATCCTTAGATGCGAAGTCCGTACTTTTTGTGTAATTACTCATGATACTCGCCCGTTCTTGGTGAGAATTTCAATCTTTTGGATAGACAGCTCAGAAGAGTTAATTTCTGCCTCATAGCCCGTCTGCACAATACGCCCCGATCCAGTACCTTGCGCATAGAGGGTTTGTAATGCGATACCACCGCTGTACTGTGCTACAGGCACACCATTCGCTCCGTACTCAGCAATGCCGTACTCCGACACGCCTTGCGTAGGAATCTGCGCATTTTGCGAGTAAAAATTTTCAGTGAAATCAAACCCCCACTTTATGGTGACAACTTGATTAGTACCGCCAATCACCACGACACCAATACGTTTTAAGATGGACGTTACACTTTGGTCGCCTAAATCTGACTGATTGGTGTAGTAGTAAAGACGATAGGTATCCGTGTCGTCCAAATACCCGTTGTATCTACCGATATACCCACTCTTACCGATTAACAAATCACCGTTACGACGGGACAACAATGCCGTTGGTGATATATCCCGCCAATTAGTGACTCTTGACGACCCGTCCTCTAATACGCCGCGTGTATCAAACACATAGACGAAGTTAGCGGTTGGGAACGTGATTAGGTAGAACGCATTGATTTCTGAATAAATCGCTTTAATGTTGGCCGGGTTTTCTCCTGAAGCCATTCGCACAATGTCGTTACGAACATTTTTGCTCAAGTCACGAAACGGCGCGGACTTCTCTTGAATCGTGCGTAACACCGACCGCACACCGCTGTTTGACAAGAACACGACATCCGTGTTGGTATTCTGCACCGAATCGCGTGCAATGCAACCAATCCCGCCGACCGTGTCGTAAAGCGACATCGTCGACGGCGCTGTTGCGCCTTGGTAAACCAAAATCTGGCGCTTACCAAAAATGAACAAGAAACCGTTATGCGCTGCTAACGCGACAATCTCATCCGGCCCGTTTGGCCACACGGTGTTGACGTTAAGTGACCCCGCCGTGCCGGTTGACCAGACGTGGCCTGCAATCAAGTCGGAAAAATACAGGGTCTGTTTATTGCCTGCCGTATTAGCCGCCCATAGACGACCGTAAGCTGAGATAACGCAATCAGCAGAAGGTACCGTAGCAGCGTAACCTGTCTTCTCGGAAACACGGCGATAGGTTGTGGTGCTTACCGCAGGATCGTAAATTAACGGATCGTGGCCGGTCTGGAAAAAGTAAGTGATGCCATTTAACGATGCGCATTGCCAGTTGTTGGCGGTGATCGTTGGGGCGGTACCCCCACCCCCGTAGGTCAACTCGACGACAGCATTGCTGCCATCGAGCTTAAACAACTTACTGT